GCTTCCCTTCCCTAAAGGTAGGTGGTGATATGGCGTTACTAACCCCTCAANAAGTTGCCGAAGCACTTGACTACGACAGCCCGGAGCAAGTACCGCCGAAAGCCTTCTCCTACGTTCCTGCTATTGAAGAATACCTGGCGGTTGCTACAGGAAAGCGGTGGGGTGACGAAGAACCGGTTGATCCGTTGGCGCAAGTGACAGCCCAGGTGCTTCTTGTGCGGTGGTTTGAAGACCCGGGGCAAGTGGGAAAAGTGTCTGACCAAAGCCTGATTACCATGATTGGTATGCTCAAGGCGAAGGCTGGTGGTTAGCGTGAAAAAACGCAAAAGGGTGTTCCGCCATCAAGTTGTTATCGAAATGTACACTGAAATTGGTCGGAACGAACTGAACCAGCCTATCCGCGACTGGGTGCCATTCGCCACTGTGTGGGCGGAAATTGATCCTCTGCGCGGGCGCGAATATTGGGCAAGCAGGCCAGTTGTTAACGAGCAAATAGTCCGCATTTCATTTCGCTATATCAAAGGCATTAAGCCCGACATGCGTGTTAGGTGGGGCGACAGGGTATTTGAAATAGAGTCCGTCGTGAACCCAATGGAGCAAAATTACGAGATTCAGCTTATGTGCAAGGAAAAGGTGAATTGAATGCGGATTCGCGTGGAGATCAAGGGTTCTAAGGAACTTCAAAATGCCCTGAAGAAAATTCCTAAAAACGCCACCAGACGTTCGCTCGCCAAAGCAGCTAAGGCGGGCGCAGAACCAATTTTAAGAAGTGCGAAGCGAAAGGCTCCGGTGGATACCGGGCGACTTCGCGATTCGTTGCGTTCCACCTTTGCGTACCAAAGCTCCAGGGCAGTGAGGGTGCAAGTGGCTTCCAGCCTGAAACCGAAAAAAGGCTCTTGGCATTCTTACGATTACTACCAGGAGTTTGGTACGTCTTTCCACCCGGCACAGCCGTTTATGCGTCCTGCCGTGGACGAGCAGCATGAGAACGCAGGGGAACAGACACGCAAAACAATGGAGGAGGCAGTGCTTGAGGAGGTGAAGAAACTTGGACGTTGAAGGATCGTTGGTTGCTCACCTATTGGCTGATAATGAACTGACTGCGCTTATTGGGAACAGATTGTTCCCCTTGGCGATACCGGAAGGGGAACAAGCCCCTGCGGTGGTGTGGCAACGTGTCAGCTCGCCACGAACCCTTTCGCTTAGCGGAAATTTCGCTGACAGTCCAAGATTCCAGTTTTCTGTCTATGCGGACGATCTAGTGCTTGCACGAAGGATCGCACAAGCGCTGAATAACGCTCTTGATTTCTTTGTGGGGGTGTTGGGCGACAAGATAAAGGCCCAAATAATACAGGCAGACTATCGGGATAGTTACGAACACGAGACGGGTCTATATCGCTCAGATATAGACTTTTTCATTTATTACACAAATAAGAAGGAGTGAAANTTATGTGGGGTATTGGAACTAAGTTTCAGGTAAAGAAAGAGGGCGAGTCTACGTTTACGGACATAGCCCGCATTCGTAGTATTACACCTCCGGGTGTAACCGCTGATATGGCAGATACCACCGTTTTGGATTCCGAGGGCGGCGTCGAGGAAAAACAGCCAACCATTCTTCGGTTGGGGGATGCAACCCTGAATGTGCTGTTTGAACCAGATGATGAAGACCAGAAGGCGTTTCTTGAGCGGCTGGTAAACCGGGAATTGGTTACTTGCCGCATTGTCTACCCAGACGGGGATAACTACCTGGAATTTAAGGCTTACATTGCTGGATTTGAACCGGGNGAAATCACGACAGATGGGCTTTTGGAAGCAACTATTACTTTGGCTGCTACCGCAAAACCGTCTTTCGGTAAAGAAAGTTAATAAGGGGGCTTAACAGCCCCCTGCAACATTAAGGAGGTATAACCGTGGCTAAGAAAGTGTATTTGACCAAAGAAGCTATTTTGGGTGCAAATGACGTTGAAGTCAGAGAAGTGGAAGTCCCTGAATGGGGCGGCATTATATGTGTTCGGGGTATGACTGGACGCGAACGCCAGAAATATGAGGAGTCTTTGCAAGGAAAGAAGGGGCAAATAAACACCAGGTATGCCCTGGAAAAACTTGTTGCTTTATGTGCTGTTGATAAGGACGGGAACAGGCTGTTCTCTGATGATGACGTAGTGGCATTGTCGAAGAAGAGCGCCAGGGCACTTATGCGTGTTGCCACAGTTGCCACTGAACTTAGTGGGCTAACCAAGGAAGACATGGAGGAGATGGTCGAAAATTTCGACGAGACTCTCTCCGACGGCTAATCTTTGAACTGGCCGTCCTGTTGGGCATGTCACCGGGCGAGGTGCTTGATAAGCACACAAGCCGCGAATTAACCGAATGGCAGGTGTATCTGCAAATGTATCCACAGGGCGCAGTTCGGGGGGACTTGCAGGCTGGTATCATAGCCAGCACTATTGCCAACGCACACAGGGGCAAAGGTGGGAGGCGGTTCAGACCCGACGACTTTATGCCGAAGTTTGGTTCGCAGCAGAAGGAACAAACAGAAGAAGAAATACAAATGAACGCCCAATTGCTGGGACAGGCGTTCGGCGGGAAAATGGGCAAGTTGAGCGAGGGAGGCTAGGGCCTCCCTTTAACTTATATGCGCGAAAGAAGGGTGGTGGCAAAATATGGCAACCGTTGCATCGTTGGTGGTTAACCTAACGGCCTCAACCTCACAGCTAGAGAAGGGTTTCCTTCAAGCAACCCGCCTAACTGATAGGTTTGTGCAAAGCACGAAGTCCGTTACTCGCCAACTGGACGAAATAGCGCGGTATGGGCGTAACGTAGGTTTAGCCTTAACCGCTATGAGTCTGTCCGTTGGAAAGCTAGTAAAAGCGTCGGCGGATCACGAAGAATCGATGTTGCGGGTGAAAGCAGTCGCCAGGGCAACGGTTGAGGAATACCACGCCTTGAGTGCTGCGGCACTTCAAAGCTCCACAACCACGCGGCATTCACTATCGAGTATCGGCGAAGGCATGAAATTTCTCGCGATGGCTGGATTCCAGGCTAAAGAAATCACCGAAATGATACCTNTTGTAACTCGAATGGCTACTGCTGGTGCTGTGGATATGGTTACGGCTGCCGACATTACCACCAACATTCTAGCTGGTTACGGCATGGCGGTAGAGGATTTATCAAAGGCGACAGACGTTCTTGTAGCGGCCTTTACTGGCGCTAACGTTAACCTGCAATTGTTGGGCGAAACGTTTAAGCATGTTGGGCCTGTGGCAAGAAGCGCGGGAATGGAATTTGAGGAAATTACCGCCGCTGCCGCTTTGCTTGGTAATGCCGGTATTCAGGGTTCTATCGCCGGTACGTCGCTAAAAAGTGCTATCAGCAGGCTTATCAGCCCATCCAATACTGCCGCTCGTATTTTGAAACGCTTGGGTGTGGAGACTACAACAAGTGAAGGCAAACTGCGTAATCTTGCCNATATTATCGAAGATTTGAGCAAAGCCGGTGCCACCACCGCTGACGTGTTGCGCATATTCGGGCTTAGGGCTGGGCCTTCAATGGCTAGGTTGTTGGACGTGGGCGCAGACGCTTTGAGACAGTACACCCAACGTTTGCGTGATAGTGAAGGTTGGGCTGAACTGATCGAAGCGGAGCAAATGCAGGGTTTCAACGCTCAGCTTAACTTAACGAAGAACATCATCCACGCTTTCAGCGTTGAACTTGGCGATGTTTTGCTGCCTTATATGAAGACACTAAATTGGCTAATTGGCGACCTTGTTGACGGTTGGCGGAACTTGGATGATGCCACGAAAGACAACGCCATTCGCATCGCTGTTGTTGGTGGCGCAATACTATCCTTCATTACCGTGCTCGGACTTGTTGCTGGCGCAATCTCCATGGTTATCAAGGGGTTCACTACCCTCGGTATGATTCTTAGCCTAGTGACGAGCGGGCCTGTGCTTGCTATTTTAGGGATAACACTTGCCATTGGACTCCTGAAGGACGCCTGGAACGAGTTAAAGGTCTTGTGGGAGACTAGTGACTTCGGGCAGGCGATACGTGATGCCTGGGCTGATATTGTTGAAGTTTGGACGAGCGATGAACTCACTTTGCCACAAAAGGTTATCAAGACAGTATCCATCGTAGCTAATACCATCGCTGATCTTATCCCAAGTATTCGAGCGATTTGGGATGTATGGACTGATGATGATCTATCCCTTGGCGAGAAGATTTTAGCCACTGTATCAATTATTGCCAGGTCTGTATCTGGACTCATCGAGTCGATCACCACTTGGTGGATTAATACGACGGTCACGTTGGCTGAAAAAGTCGTTACTATGCTGGGTTTGAATCCCGATGAAAATGCTTTTGTCGGATTCCTGCGGCAGTTACAAACCATTTGGAACGACGAAGAACTGACCCTTGGCGAGAAGGTCATCAAGAGTCTTAGCCTCATACCTGGGGCGCAGGCCCTGCAAACGTTTTATCAAAAGCTAAGGGAGATATGGAACAACGAAGAACTGACCCTTGGCGAGAAAATTTTAGCTACTGTATCAATTGTTGCCAAGTCTGTATCTGGACTCATCGAGTCGATCATCACTTGGTGGGTCAATACGACGGTCACATTGGCTGAAAAAGTCGTTACTATACTGGGTTTGAATCCCGATGAAAATGCTTTTGTCGGATTCTTACGGCAGTTACAAACCATTTGGAACAACGAAGAACTGACCCTTGGCGAGAAAGTCATCGAGAGTCTTAACCTCGTACCTGGAGTGCAGGCCCTGCGGACGTTTTATCAAAAGCTAAGTGAGATATGGACCAACGATCAACTCACGTTTGGGGCGAAGGTCGTGGATACTATCGAACTTTCTGCCGACACAGCGATTGTGAAGATTGCCCTTGCAATCCTAGCGGGGGTTGCAGTGTGGGAAATCCTCCCTGCCGTGTATTCGACTTTGTCTGCTGCCATTACGTTAGGAGCAGGCAAGCTAGCCGCGGGTGGGCTTGTGTTAGGGAAGATTGCAATAGCAAGCGTCCTCCTGGTGCTCGGTGCCGGGGCAATCGGATGGGTATTCGGAGATAAAGAGGGACGGGATGCTTGGGTAGAGGCAATCAAAGAGTCCATACGTCAAATCAATTTTGGCGAACCTATTACTGTTCCTATTGCCATAATGGATATTCTCCGGTTTACCTTTGACTTTGGCACAGAGGGACTACGAGAAGCCAGGGCAAAAGTTGCTGAACTTCGGGAANAACTCTTGTTATGGGAACCGGGCGTAACAGAAGCGCCAGAANGGCTTCCGGACCTCGTGAAAGGCGCGCTTGAACTAGGCATATCTCTTGCCAAGTTTATTGGTGAGGGCTTCTTATTGGTATTCGACATTGGGCAGTTGATAGGAACTGCCATTGCCAAAGGCACTGTCGCCGCTGTTGAAAGCATCATCAATTTTGGCAAAGAGCTCGGAAAAGCATTGATAGACGCAATTGTGGACAGACTCCCTGATTGGCTAAAAGGTTGGTTGGGAATCGAAACAACGCAGCCGATCAGTGAAGCGCCGACCGTCGAAATATCAGATGTGACCCCAATACCAGTCGAGCCTGTACCTGTCGGGGTTGACAATTTTGTCAGCTATATCGAGCNTGCACTGTCCAACATTGAGCTGCCCATCGATTGGCGGTTTCTTGCTGCTCAATGGGGGCTGGAAACCGGCTGGGGGCNGTCGCTGTCCGCACCATTTAATTTGGCTGGAATTAAGGGCACGGGTTCTGCTGGAAGCGTGACCCAACTGACGCGCGAAGTGATTAACGGCAAAGAGGTCGTGATTGAAGCCCAGTTCGCCGCCTTTAACAACATTGAAGAGTTTATCAATGCGTACCTCAAACTGCTAGAAACCTCCTACCCACTGGCTCTGCAAGCTAAGACGATTGACGAATTCGTCGCAGGTCTGTTGAGCGGTGTTGGTGGCAGACGGTACGCGACAGATCCGAAGTATGCCGACCTTCTTGCTGGCACTTACAGTTCGATCCTCAGAAGAGGGTTCGCCAAGGGTGGTTACACNGGGAACAGGCCTGTTGACGAAGTTGTCGGCGTGGTGCATGGTCAGGAGATTGTTATCCCTGCCTACGCAGTACGCAAAGGAATGACCGGGATTNTGGAATTCTTGGGTGTGCCGGGGTTCCAGGAAGGGCACGTCCCAAGTATGCCGGGTATATCGCAGGCCAGGGCAACCTTGTCGTGGATGCGGGATATATTCAACGATATAGCCGATGTGCTGCTTACGGGGCTGACAACCTTGTTCAAGTATATTATCCAAGCAGTTGAGGTAATTGCCGTTGCGCTGGTTGGTGAAGAAAAGGCTGAAGAAATCAAAGCTAAGTTCCAATCGTTCTACGACGGAATAACTGACTTGATTCAAAAAATGAAGGTGACCACGCCTCCGGAACCGGAAGGATGGGAAGAAGGAAAAGTAGTCATCAAATGGTGGCAAGAATGGCTGGCGGGTTTGGAAGCGGCAATGGAAGAGTTCGACTGGACTTCGCCCATTAACACCTTCGTCGATACTTTGGCTAACGGACTTGCGCAAGCTGAAAGCTACATGGCGCAGTTCGCTGGTGAAATAGTGCGTCTTATCAAGCTCGTCGTACAGAAAACCGAAGACGGCACTAAGCGAATTGTGCTTGATTTTGACTACATGATAGCGCAAATGGCGAACAGCCTTGCCGCTATGCTCGCCGAAGCCTTTACGAACCTGCTGAGCGGGTACGACATTCCGCAACAACGCAAAGATCCGTTCCCGAACCTGACTGAACTACTTAATAACCTTGAGAACTACGAGAAAAACCAGAAACGCCTGAAACAACTCAAAGCTGCGACTGATCTTGCAACCATAGGCGGGGGTGCGGCTGGCGCAGGAATAGGCTTTGCCGTTGGCGGCCCTGTGGGCGCCTTAGTTTTCGGGCTTCTTGGTTCTTTGGCCGGACGCAAGAGCGCGCAGGCTGCCACCAAACGCGAAATTGAGGAACTAACCGAAAAGCTGAAGACGGACTTTCTCGCCATCCAGGAAATGCTCGGCACCACTATGCAGGACGTAGCCAATGCGCTGGGGCGGGCTTTTAGTGCCGATACCTACGAAGACTTTGTAGACCAATTTTCGCAGAACCTAGAAAACCAGGTGAGAAACGCCTTAATTACAGCATTCATGTCACACGACATTGTGCGTCCGTTGATCAAACAGTTAACCGAGGAAATGTCTTGGGCCGTGCTTGACTTGAAGCTGGACGATGCAGAACGTGACACTATTCTTGACTTAATGGGCAAAATAACCGACGCATCCAAAGACTTCTACGAGATGTTGAAGGAACTCGGCATAGCGACGGGCAAAGTCGCGGACGACATGAAGAAACTCAGCGACGCCATGCGCAACGTACCGCAGGGCCTCAAGATCGTGTCTAATCGCCTAGCCGCCGCAGGTTATAGTGTACCTGGCATACAAAGCCTATCAGACGAAACTGGCGGTGCTGTCTACCACGAAGTACATGTGCATGTGGAAGGCGGCATATACGGCGTAGACGAACTTGAACGGGTTATCAAACGTGCGGCAGCTGACGCATACCGCCGGATAAATTTGGCGACATATGGGGTGGGGT